AGATACAGAACTTAATTCTACGTCACCAATACGCGCTGTACCTGCAACAAGACGAAATCCATCAGGACTTAAAAATATAAGATCGCCACCTATTTCCTGAATACTATGTCCATCTAAACAACCTACATTCTTGGTAATAGGTGTTATGGCTACACTATCAGCATCATTTATATTAGATAATTTATAGATACTATTCTTACAGAAGATAATTAAATCTCCTCGAAAGCTTTTTAATCCTACTACTTGATCATCCATGACAATACTTCCAGAACCTGAAGAAGTAAAATCATTTATATCACTTGTACCGCTATAATAAATTGTATTGAATGCTGTAGCTGCTCCTGCTGCTACTAAGTGCTTGTCATGTATAACACAATATTTAGGATAAACAGTACCACTTACTGTAACCTCTTCGTAGAAAAAGGTTCTACCAGATAATGCACCCGTACCTGTCATTTTAAAAAGAGCAGGTTTAACAGCATAACCTTTATCAGTAATTACTAGCTCACCATAAATACTATTTCCTTCATATATAGCAAAAGTAGCTTGTCCTTGGCTTGTTCTTGCCGCTACGCTTCTGCCAGTAAAAGTAGAATAGTTATCTCCACCACTAGCTACGCTTGAACGATTTATTTGTAACCAACTTTCACCATCTAAAGTAAAATAAATATTTGTACCAGAACAGGCAATTACTCCGTCCGCATAAACAAATAGCCCTAATATACCATTAGAGCTATTAGGTCTTGCAGCACTACCTCCACCAAATAAAGTATAACCATTTATTCTTCGATATCCTCCGTCTGGATCAACTTCAAAGTTCATTAACTCTGTAGCGAATCCCGGTTGCTGGAGCATTTCAAATTGGTTTAAATTAGTGTTCAGACCTCCCTTGCACGATAGACCATACGCTTGCATATTTAATCGAACCTAACTCTATCGTCTGACATATAGAGAGGAACTGTTCCTATTAAATTTTCTCTCATACTCTTTAATCCTTTTTTATAGTCCTCTAAAGCAAATGCTGCCATCTGAGCATTGTCTTTAAATTGGTGAGTATAGTATCTAGCCTTAGCTAGAATAACTGTTTTATACATATCTGGAAAAACTACTGTATCTCCATGTGCTGAAAGCTGTGTAGGTAAATCAAAGGCATAAAACCATACACGATATACTTGATCAGGAATAGGACTTAATCCAAACTTTCTTGCATCAGGACTTCTGATAACATAGTTAGGTTGTCCGCCTGTAGCTGCATCAGCATCATCAGCATTCTCTATAGACCTTCTAAAATCTTTCCACTTCTCAAGAGTAAGAAATCTTAAATTCTTTGAAACATAAGGAGCGGATTCTCCCGAAACACCTATTGTAGTTAGATAAAAATTATCCCAATCTATAGAACCATAGTCAGCAGTTATACTAGAACTTGCTGCCTTTAACTCATACCATCTAGTAGCTGCTGTAGTTTCTACATAAACATTACCATACATAGGATCAGTAGCACCACTTTCAGCAGTAGCTAAAAAAGGCCATTGTGGTTCTTCATTTACAATATCTAAGTATGATCTATTAATACAGTCTTTAGCATGTGCTTGTATTCCTACAGCACCTGAAAAAGTAGAAGAGGTCAATACGACCTCATTCAATTCTCTTAATAATTCATTTGTTATTTGGAGATATGTAGTAGCCATAATTTTTAATTAACCACCCTTCTTCTTTTTTTGTTTTCTTTTCTTTGCTTTAGCAGCAGCAGCTTTACCTGCTTTTGTATAAGGATACTTAACTCCATTAACTTTTGGCATTAGACTTATCTCCGAAAATTTTATCATAGTTTTCATTATATTTCTTTTTACGATCTCCTGAATAAAAACTCCCAGTAAGACCTAGAACTTTCCCTGTCTTCTTTTTAGTTATTATCATTGGATTTTTTTCACTACCAATTTGAGGCATATTTTTTCCTTAATAGAAAAGGGGGTATATTTCAACCCCCTTCCCTAGTCGTACTAGTCGATACCGTAGAATGCAGATACCAACGCTTCGTCACGTAGTACTTTTGCTCCATATACATGGAGTCCTCGTACTATGTCACCAAAGCTGTCAGGATCACGCAAAACTTCAGTATTAGTAATAGTCTGTGCTGTTGCACAGGCTGACATATGACCAGCAACACATTTACCAGCGGCATTAGATGTCGAGGCAATGTTGTTAGTCTTATACATATCAAACCCACGTAACTTTCCAGACGATACCAAGCCGTTCCTAATGGAACCTTGCCCTGCATTGTAATCAACAGACAAGAGCTTAGAGGAACTTTGAACAAGTTGCTCATAGAACTCAGGATTTGCGAGGAACCAACGTCCCTCTTCTGGTATATTCTGCTCATCCAATAAACGTGACATATGAGAAAGCACATCTATTGGATCATGCTCACCAGAAGCAAAACCAATGTCAAGATTACCAGTACCGTCAAAAGTACCAGCAGCGAGGTCAGTAGCACTATCAGAACCTAGAATATGATTAGGACTAGATGCAGAAACTCCTGCAAATAGAACCGCAATCACACCCTCATCAAACGCATCTTTCAGAGCATAAGCTGCTGAAGAAGAAGCGACCTGTCTCCAGTTTACGTGAGACATATTTGCTTCAATGTCATCCACTTTAAACTTAAAGGCATTAGCTGTATCCACAACCAGAGTAATCTCTGAGTCTGTCAGCTTAGTCTGCGTTACATCTGCACCACGCTCGTATTGATATACGGTAATGGTAGGTTCTTTGATAATTTTTACAGAGTCTCCAAAATTCCTAATTTCTCCTGCATAATCTGTATTGGTTATAGCTTCCGCTACAGATGATTTTCTAAAAAAGTTTAGAACTTGTTTAGAATAAACAGCAGGTAAAAAGAAAGAATTATTTTGACCACTAACTGAGTTAGCAAAGTTAGCATCAGTATCCGTACTTGGCTCAAAATATTGATCAGATTGATTATAAGCCATTATTATATCTCCTTAAATAACTATTTTACTATCCTGCCTTCTGATAAAGCTTCTTGAATATCGTCTTCATATTTGTCGAAGTCATCAATAGACATTCTAGCAATTTCCCGTTCTGTCCAAATTTTTGGAGCTTGTGCGTCTATCGCCGTTGTTTTGGTAGACACCATATCGGCAGCAGACCTTCTACTCCTAGATTTAGACTGTTTTTGTGATGGCCTTGTCATACCCTTTTCTAATTTGTAAAGGTCTATAGCTCGACTCGCTAAAGCAGCACTACTATTATTTGCATAAATCCATCTTTGTATATCTTCAGGTTGTTCTTTTGCCCATCCATGAAAATCATCACTACCCCTTATATCTTCAAAATCAGGGTGGTTAGATTTTAGTTCCGACTCTGCTTCTCGTTTTAAGAGATCAGCTTCCCGTTGTTGGATCGCTGATAATTGTTGTCGAACTTCTGCAATCTGACTTTCACTTTGTAAATGTGCAACAGATTCAACTGTTTCATACAAGTCTGGATTTTGCTCTTTAAACTTCTGTAATTCTTCCAAAGATTTTGGAGCTTTATATGCAGGTGCTTTAGATGCAGCCTCTGCTAAAAGCTCTCCTTCTCTTTGTTTGAACTCAGAAAGTCTATTATCGTAATGTTTTTTTAGGTCATCGTACCTTTTCTTATAGTTTACCCCTTTTGATTTTTCAGGGGGCGTTTCTGATTCCTCAGAAGGCGTAGCCTGTTTTTCATTAGGTGCGAAAAATAATCCATCTGCATTCTCCGATACTTTACCATCCGGTACATGCCAAGATTTTTTTGCGTTATAAGGGTTAGGTTCTTTCTCCTCTACAGGTTGTGCTTCAGCCATAATAATTTCTCCACGGGGCTTGGTAGTTTAAAAGGTAGCCATAATAATGAATTATTTGTACAGATAATTCAGTATGGGGCTTTTACTTTCAAGGTAGCCGTTATCGTTGTCTAACATTAAGACTAGGCATTTGATTAGAAGCAACCATAGCTTTCCTGATTTCTTCGTCTTCTATGCTTTTGTCTCTTGTCATTAAACCACCATCAAAGGCGCGTTCAGCTTCATCCATTAATAGTTGAAGATTGTCTGCACCTAATCTATCGGTAGCTTTTTTGGTGACTACAAACTCACCGTCAGATAATCTGGCGGGTATTGAGTCTGAGACACCTGATCCCGGCCCTGCAACTTCTCCAGAGCCGGAAAACTCAGAAGCAGTCTCTACAACTTTGTCAAAAATCATACTAAGTTGTGGATCAGCTTCTAAAGTGTTTCTTAAATATTCTTGTTCTTCTGGAACTAAAGCTTCACTTATTACGAAATCTACATAATCACCTTCCATCTCTTCGTCTGGAAGTTGTGAAGCTTCTACTTCTGCCATTTCTTCTGGCGGTATATTCGGGTATGTATCTACTGGAGCTTCTGGAGCTTCCATTTCCATTTCTGGAGGAACCAGTATACCTCCTTCTTGTTTTTGTATTCTTTTTTTAGGTGAACTCCTGCTGGCTTTTCTTTCTCTTACTTCTTT